TCCACATTAGGTACACTTCCTAACCCAACATCTGTCTTAGTAGTATTAGCATTAAGAATAGTACTAGGAGCACCAACTAAGTCTGCTCTTACCTGAGCAGCATTAATTACACTTCCTAACCCAACATTATCTTTAGTGGTCTTATCATTTCTTATAGCAATGCCATCTCCAGTAATACCCGTTATAACCCCTGTTGTAGCATTAATTTCTATAGTAGAGTTTTTGAGTGTAGTAGGTATTGAGGCTACAGAATTGACACTACCTGTTTTAGCTAAAGTTATATCATCTCCATCTATCTCTATATTAACATTGTCATTTTTTAAAGTACCTGGAATAGCAACGGCTGAATTAGTATCTCCCGCTTTAGTTATAGTTACATTAGTTCCATCCATAGCAATACCAATATCACTATTTAAGAACTTATTTGTATTTGTTTGTCCTGTACCACCTTTACCTACAGGAACTGTTTTATTAACATCTCCATTTGAGGCTAATCCTGCATTTGCTCTTACAGCCCCTGCTTTAGTAGTACCTGTGTCATTTATATCATCAAGATCTAGTGTTCCGCCGCCTGCTCCTGATAGTACTCCTGCTGAAGTTAGGGCTATTCCTGAATTTAGTATACTCCCTGTTCCTCCAGGAGCAGTTCCTGCTCTTAAATTATTTAACTTTGTTCTTTCTTCACTAGAAAAAACATCGTTTACAACGGCAGTTCCTCCACCAATAGAAAAACTGAATCTTCCTTCTGTATTATCAGTTGGGAAGGTAACTCTGTTATTAGACTCTTGTAGTTTAGCTGCTGCTTCTGCTGCATCTGATTTTGTCGTGGCGTCGGTAGCTGCATTGGTCTGAGCTGTAGTTGCTTTAGCCTGAGAACCTGTAGTACTTTCTATAGTGCCTGTTCCTCCTGGCAAAGTTCCTGCTCTTAAGTTGGCTAGTTTAGTTCTTTCACCACTAGAGAAAACATCGTTTACAACGGCAGTGCCTCCACCAATAGAAAAACTGAATCTTCCTTCTGTATTATCAGTTGGGAATGTAACCCTATTAGTAGACTCCTGTAGTTTAGCCGCGTTTTCAGCTGCTGTAGCTTTAGCTTGCGAAGCTGTGGTATTTTCTAGTAATACTGAATCACTTGTTGGTATTTTTCCATCTCTTAATCTATCTAGTTTAGTTCTTTCTTCACTAGAAAAAACATCTACATCTGTTGTACTACCATCGTTTATTGAGAATCTCCAACGACCCTCTATGGAATCGGCAATTGGTGTAAATTTATTAGCATCTTCAGGTGGTTTTGTTCCTCCTAAGTTTCCATAATCTTCTACGTATCTTATAGGTATGCTCCAAGTAATCGTATTACTTGTTCCTGGTTTTGTACCTACAGAAAACCATACTAATCCGTTACCAGATACTGCGTTTCTTGCAGCAGTAAGAGTAGAGTACCAAGAGCTTGTTGGTGGATTTGGAGTTCCTGGAGTCGGAGTGTTTGGTGCGCTACTTGATTCTTGGAAGACTGTAAAGTTTGATGCTCCATCATCTCCATCATCTCCATCTGCTCCCGGATCTCCGTCTGCTCCTGCTGCTCCTGCACTTCCTTCCTGCTGTACTGCGTCCTGCCAAGTAGTTATAAATGTTCTGTTGCTGGGGCTAAATGTTGCCTTACCGAAAGAACTCCATATAGGATTTGGTCCAGAGCCTACATTAGCTATATCATCGAACCAGCCTGAAGGGACAGTTTGATAATCTGCAGGGCTTGGTTTTGTAGGTTGAGAAGCACTTCTTCTAAATATATAATTTGTAGTAGGAGTAACTCCTATCTGAATTGAAGGTGCACTAAATGTTCCTGGGCTTACTGAAGTTGCAGTACTTGCTCCTGTTACTGTAGCAACTGAAGAATATACTATCTCTAAGAAATTAGTTGTCGGTAGTGTAGTTGACCATCCTGAAGGGGGAGTAAATACTTTCGTAGCAAAATTATAAGTTCCACCACTTGGAGTACTAGGCACTGTAGTGGCATAATTTTGTTTATAATATATTCTTACTTCTGCTACTTCATTACCTGTTGCTCCATCTACTCCAGTTTTTGATTTTGATATTGAGTAAATTCTTGTAATTGTTACAGCACTGCTTATTCCTGGAACAGAAGAAGCTAGAACTGCTCTTACTGTGAAACTTTCAGAGTCCGTAGACCAACTACTTCCTGATAAAGTATAAGTACCTTTTGCAGAGTTACCATCTGTATTATTAAATGTTAAAGTTAATCCATTCTGTGTTAAACTTGTACTTGTTCCTGTAGCTCCTACATAAAAATCTACATCATTATGTAATGTTCTTCTATCTGCTCCAACGAAGACATCAAAGAGTCCACCTGCTGTTGTATAACTTGGATTGCTTCCTGAAGAGTTAGTAGATATGACATGAGCAGCATTTGTTAAGAAAGCTGTTACAGCGTCGTCTCCAGCTGCTGAAGCTGCTCCATCTTGTATCGCATAGACTGTAACTGTATCACTTGCAACTGGATTAGAGGAAGATCCTGCTTCATTCATCTCAACTTTTATTTGAGTTTCTCCACCAATTGCTGGCTCTTCAGAGTCTGCTAAAGTGAAGGTGCTGGTAGAGCTGAATGCTTGTCTTTGTGTAAAAGAACTTTCTCCTGATTCTTTAGTTAGGAATCTAAATGTCTGTGCATTACTTCCCGTACCTTGTCCATCTGTTGTAAAAGTTATATTATTACTAGTTACTGTGTCAGAAGTATTATATCGAACTACAAAAGAACTTGCTGTGAGTTTTACGCTCCTTGCATCTTCACCAGCCGCTGAAGCTGCTCCATCAAGTCCTGCAGTTATTGCATAAGTATCTTCTATACTGTATGTAGTACTACCATCTGTAGCGATTTTTGCAAGTATTTGATCTTCTGCATAGTTAGGAACATAACTTAATTTCTTAATTGTTGTTCCACTATAGTTTCTAGTAGGTACTCTATCTAAGTCCATTATGGTGTCGCTTTCTATAAAGTTTATATAAGCATAAAAAGCGGTAGAACCTGCACCTAGTACTATAAAGTCTCCTTCATCAAATTCAGTTGTAAAGGCAGTACTTGAGCCTGTAAGAGTAGCAGAACTGTCGGTAATACTTACTGCCCCTGTTTTAGTTGTTAGTCCATTATTTGTAGCGTCAACTTCTTTCCAGTATTCAATGTTTAATTTATTACCATCAATATCTGTTGCAGTATCATCTTCATATATTTGTACTGCTTTCAATGTATCTGAAGAGCCGTGATCATAAAGTAAATAACCTACACTACTTGATCCAATTCCAAAAAAACTTTGTTGGTATGTATCTGCATTATTTGAAGTATTATGAAATACAGTTCCATTACTATGAGTAAAAGAATAAGTATTACTTGCTATAATTGCATTTCCACTTCCAGAGTTTATAGTAAGTGCTTTATCTAATACTCCTCCTTTATCTATTCCTAGTAATTTGTTTTGTCCTGTAGGAACACTATACTTTTGTGCCGTATAGTTTATTCTTACAGTTGAAGGCGCGGATAAGTTTTGTATAATATTGACTGCTTTTATATGTACATAATAAGTACCTTCTACAATTCCTTTTAGACTTGTAGTTGTATCTTCAGCAGTTACAAATTTAAAATAAGCATTGCCTCTAGTTTCCCAATCTGCCATGTCATTAGTTTCTGGGCCTACTACTTTTACATTATATCCTATTATATTTTCATCAGGTATATCATGCTTAAATGATAGCTCAACTCCACTGCTTAAAGTTACTGCAGAGCTTAAAGTAAGTGCTGTTCCATCTATTGCAGATACAGTCACTACTCCAGAAATACTAGAGTGTCTTACTCGCATACCTACGTCTATGGTTGTATTAGAAGAACTTAAGGTTACTGAAGTACTATTATTAACTGCTCCTGAGATTGTAGATTCTGTACTTTGTCTAATTTGTACAGGAGGTTGCCAACTAATTAGCAAATCAGCCCTGCCATTGGTAGCAGTTGTATTAGAAGTTTCTATAGACGAAGTAGATACTGAAGCTGTTAAAGATTCTACTTGAGGTACTATATCAGATTTTAAAGGTGGTTTTTGATGTTCAGATACTATTTCTGTAACATATCCTCTATCTACTAATTCAAATTTTTCTTTGCTATACTCTACTGCGGATAGTACTATTATGTTCTTTTCTTTTTCTTCAGTATCTACAATAATGTATTCTTTTGGAGTAATGTTTTCTTCTTCTTGCCCTGTTGCAATTAATGTAGAAGATAAAGACCAAATAACTTCTGCATCAGGAGTTTCTGAAAATGCTGAAGTTACTGTGACAGAAGTACTTGTAAAAGTACCTACAGGTTTTGATTCTACTCTAACTGATTCAGACCAAAATAATTGTACTAAATTATCTGAATCATCTTTTACATTACTTGCTTTTTCTTGAGTATCTATAGAAGCTCCAGACTCGTCAAGGAGTACTAAATCTCCTAATATATAATCTGTAGAATTTATAGTTGCTTTATCCTGCGATAAATATGCCCCTCCTTTAGGGAATATTAAATTAAGTTTGTAAGCTTTAGTTGAAGTATTAAGACTAATCTCTCTATCTAAAGGTATGGTTGTTGTATTACGTGTGCCTGTATTAGAAACTCTACCTGAGTGTTCTGTTTCATTTAAATCTGCATCTTGAATTTCTATAACATCTCCAGGTCTTAATGCTATTGCGTTTAATCCTGTTGAAAAACTAACTATTTCTTTTTCTAGTTTTTCTGTTAATAAATGCCATTTTCCAAATCTATGAGCCTGCCCTTGACTAGTACATCCAGTGGCAGTTACAGCTTTTGATACTATCTTTGAACTTTCTAATATATTTTGTGTATCTTCAACAATTTCTACGTCTTGTTTATAATTATCTTCAGGGTTATTCCAAGTAACTCTTACTTGGTTAGAACGAAATCTTGTAGAAGTACTTTGATAATTAAACTCTCCACCGATTACATTACCTTTAGTAAAAGTATATACAGGACTTTTATAAGCATTTATAGTTGGAGTAAACTTACCATCAAACCAAATTAATAAACCTCTAAATATAGAAAGCAAATCATTTACCACTTTTTGAGCCTCTTCCATTTTTGACAGGTATAAGTTTGCAGTAAATCTTGGTTCTAGTCCGCCTTTTCCATCTGGTACTAATTCATCACAATATTTAGCAATTTGAAATAGTTGAAACTTATCTATATATGAAAAATCATCTAAAGGATCTACAAACTTACCCAGACCGTATCTATCATTTGTTAGTATATCTAGTAATATCCAGACTGGATTATCTGTCCATACTGTAGCGTAGTTAGAATGGGTTGGATTTGTAAAAGTTTTAATATCTCCTCTAAAATTTCCATCCCAATCTTGGTATTCGGTTTCATTTGTAGTAGTAATATTATTAGTTACCTTTCTAGTATACGATGGCTGACTTCCTTCTCCTAATTCATGTCTAGAAAAGTAATTGGTAGGTACTTTAACTTGTAGTCCTCTTATTTCAAAACCTCTTCTTGGAGGAGATGAAAAATCTTTTGCACCAAATATAGTAGCTGCATATGCAGTATAAGGATAAGAAGTTTTATCGGTAATTATATTTTGAATTGATTGAAGTTGCGTAGCATTGTACCAATATCTTCTTTCATTAAATCCATTAGTAGGTGTTATTTTTGATATTTTAATTCTATATTTAGTAAAAGGTTGTAAAGAAGCTACACTCCAGCTAAATGTTTGTACAAAAGCTGTTTTAGTTTTCTTTGATACAGTACCTGTTGTAAAGAATTTACCTGCATGACCTCCAAAGTCATCTGCACTTCTTCCAGGTTTAGGAACCCTTGCCGCTAGTTGAGCGTCTGAATGTCCGTAAGCTACATAAGTTTTTGTATCATCAAAGTTGCCTGTCACAGAATATTCAAAAAGAATTTGAAATTCGGCAAAACCTGCTTCTTCTGCCCCGTCCCCTGGCTTCTGTCCCAACAAACCATTTGGAAATTTTATAGTTACTTTGATAGCATCTACTTCACCAGGAGAAGGAACACCCATTCCATCACTTGTATATATTAAACGACTAGCATCAGGTTCGGATATTCTACCCCAATTACTAACTCCATTTGCAGTAACATAGTTACTTGGAAAAATAGCAGATCCATTGTGTGTAATTGCATTAAAATTTGTAGTATTTAAAGTAACTCCTGCATTAGTAGTGAGTGAGTTTGTACCTACATTTCCAGGTAAAGCCAAAACTGATTGGTCTCTAGTACCTGATCGAAAAGCAAATCCTGCATCTTCAAAATTCCATCTATCTGAAGTAGTAGAAGCACTTACTCCCGGAGTACTTAAATTTGCTTTAACATTTGCTTTATTAATACCAAGTGTTCCGCTTCCTACTAGAGTTGCAGTATTATTAGAAATAGTAGATATAGTACCTACTAAATCAATACTAGCATTAGCTCCTGAAACCGAAACGGAGGGAGCTGGCTCTACAGATACACTTGTTGCATTGATAAACTCTACAATTCTTCCTTTGTAGTCAGAGCCTCCAGATCCTGCACCTGGTATAGTTAGAGTTCTTGATTCGTTATTAAAACTGACTTGATCTGCAGCAAAAAAGCTAGAACTAGCTGTTACTGTGCTTAATCCTGCTGTAGTACTTATTAAACCTGAAGCAGTTTTTAACCCGCCTTCTATTTGTATTTTATAAGTTCCATCTGCAGCTCCTCTGTTAGCAAATAAAGTACTATTGTTATCTGTTATTGTTCTTGAACTTGCTGTATAACTTACATTGCTAGAAACTGCTGCTGAGTATGATTGTTTTGTTATAGGGTCTAAAATTGGCACCCCATTAAGTTGTACTGAAGAAGCTCCGTCAACTAGTCCTTTTATAGGGCCTTCAGATAGTATGTCTACTACTACTGCGCTTTGTTTTTCTGTTGAAGTCTTTTTACCAAAAGAGTTATATGTACTAGAAGAGTCTCCTCCTATGACGATAATAGGTTCTCCACTATCTCCTCTTATTAATCGTGCCATTATAGTTCTCCTTTGTCAAAATTCCAGTCTATATGCTCTGACTGTGCTGCAGGTATTGAAGCTGGTGTTGTTGATTCTGCTGTTATTGCTGTTCCTGAATTTGGTGGAGTACTTGCAGAAGCTGAATAAACACCACCTGTAGAATTTGAAAATGTAAACCCTGATGCAGAAGTTACTTCAGTGTCTGTGAAACCAAAACTAATTGTAGCTCCTCCAACTAATAATTGTCCATATGCTAAAGGTACTGGAATTCCTTGTTTTGTTGTGTTGACAGGGCCATCAAAGAGAAAAGCATCTCCTTTTTCCATACCTTGTTTAGGTGCCATATACTCTGCTATACCTTGATTTAATAGTACCGAGCCTACCATACTTAAAGCCATTCCTGCAGCTAACGCTCCATAAGAACTTACACTTACTGCTCCTGTTGTAGCACTGACTGTCATTGCCCCTGCCATCATACCTGCAGAAGCTAATAAAAGTACAAAACCTACTATTACTTTTAATAACTTATTACCAGAACCTGCAGGAACTGGAGAAATAATTAAATCCTCTTCACCTAAATCCATCTGTAAGTTATCATAGTCAAGAAGCTCTTTACCTCTTTGAACTGTAAATTTTATTCCTTTTTCTGTACAGTCTAGTAAGTATTGTTTCAACTTTCCTTCTCTTTGGCAGTCAATACCGTGCATACATTCTGCTACAGTTGCTGCGTTAAGATTCCAGACGTCTCCGAAGAGTTCGCCCATTTTTCCTTGTAAGTATATTGTTCTTGTCATGTTGGCTCTACTATTATATATTCCTTTTGTGGATATCCTACTATTAAATAAGGTATATTCACCGCGTTACAATTATTCACATCATAGATGCTTGGTTTTAAAATTTTTTGATTGTAGTGACTATGCACTACATATAATATTTTCGAAGTAAGTTGATATTGAACGAAAACCTTTGGGTCAATTTCAAAGTCATTTTTATCTTCGGAAATATTTTGACACAAAATCCATTTTTCTGTGTCATTTTGTCGGATTACAAGTCCGCACATTTCCCCGGGAGCAGACTCTTTAGCTGCTTCGTACATCTCATCTAAAAATTTCATTACGAGAATTTTTGTGAGCCCGGAAACCCTCCAAAGGGTAATACTACCTCTGTGCTAGGTTTATTTCTGCCAGTACTACTAGCAGTTCCTACAGATATCGGATTAAACCCAAATCTCATTTTACAAGCTGTCATTGTTTTTGAACAAATATCTCCAGCTTCCCAATAATCCCCCAACTCTGGAGTCTGTCCTGTAGAAGTCTTTTTAGCTTTCCATAGTTTAGTTAGACCTCCTGAAGTATGTCGAACAAAATCATTGTATCTATCATCTGTGTAAGCATAATAAGTTGTTGAAGCACTGTAGGTGTCCCAGATTCTTACTCTTTTTACAAAAACATTATTATCATTTAAAGTTCCTGGATTACTTGTAGTTTTTACAGCTTGCCAATAGTTTGGTACATTATTTCCATCAACAGAAGTATCAATACTGCCGTCTTTTTTTAATCTTCGTACAGTTCCACCTAAAGCAGTATTAGTAGTATAATAACTATTTTCAGTAATACTTGATACAGAGGTTGAGAATGTTACTGCTCCTGTTTCTCCTGTTGCAGGAACTACATATTCATCGTCTAAATTTACCAATGCTATATATTCTGTTGCTCCGTTTAAGGTAGTGGTATAAGAAGCTTTGTACTTACTTTCTCTATTCCAAGTACACGCTCCTACTTTCTCATGTTCATTTAATGTATAGTCTGCACCTTGATAAGTCCAGGGGCAAGCATTTGCAATAACCTGTCTTTTTGGTATTTTAATTCCTTGTAAGTCATAAGGAGTAGCACACTCAAATGTAATTGCAGTTTTACTATTACTAGCAATTCTATCTAAAAGAAATATTTGCTTTGGGAACTCTGTTGGAGGGTTTGAACTATTGCCCGTACCATCATCTAAATATTTTTTGAGTGTTGTTCTTCTAGTTATTCTGCTTCCTAATATAGTGTCAAAGTCACCCACAGAATTCTTCAGTACATTGTTAATATTTGCAAAACTAATTGAAGGTCTTGCGCTCGTACCTTTAGGAGCTGATTTAAACCCTTTTGCTTGCATAGGTAAAGCTACATAAGAACGAACTGTTCCACTATCATCTCTAAATTGAACTGTGGATAGGTCTTCTTCTACTCCTGAATGAAAGTATAAAGTTGTAGAGTCAAGCTTAAGTTCAAATAACTCAATAAGTTCTGAGCCGGGGTCTTGCTTCTGTAAATCTTTAACAATAAGATCTGTCATGCTTCGTATACTCTCCTAAAATTTGCTGTTGCACTATAAAAATTATCATAGGCATACGTTTTTGTCCATTTATCACATACAACTTTGTATGTTGTTTCTCCTCCGCCCACATTACTATCAGATACTTTATAGTTAAATGCAGTTACTCCTTTTCTACTAACAAAGAAAGCAATTATATCATCTATTTCTGCTTTTGGTCTCGTTTTAAAACTTAAAGAAAAAGTCTGCTCTAAAGAGTTTATTCCGTTTGCTATTCTTTGTTCATACCCGTCGCCAAACGAAGCCATAAGAACTCTTGGAGTTTCAGTTGAAGAAAGACCTTTATCTGGAACTATCTGTCTATTTCCATGGTCTGATGTTGTGCTAAATCCTATTGCCATAAGTATTAAATTGGGCTAAGTAAGCCGCCTGGTCGTTGTTGTTCTGATATTTCTCTAGTTACTGCCATTTGAATTGCTTCGCCTAATGCTGTGGATTCTTCTGCTGAAGTTTCTGTATCGCCTTCATTATTTACAGTAACATTTATAACTGAATTTACAGGTCCTTGTCCTTTTCCTGTAAGTTGTACTGGTATTTTATCTCCGTTTGGTAGTGGTACGATTGCCTCTCTTCCATGCATAAGTACGTTATATCCTGAAGCAGGCCCATCTGCTATTCCACCACTTGCATATCCTTTCTTTCCAAAAGTTCCGCCATATCTTGCCACCTTTTTAAAACCTCCTGAAGAAGTTTTAGGTGTTTCAGGTGTTCCTCCGCCAAAGCCAGGAAATACATCCGTTAAACTAGCTATCATACCTGCCGCCATTCTTGCAGCTACTATTCGTTGTAGTTCCTGAATTACTACTACTGCTAATTGTTTTAATGCATCTTTTGCTTTTGAAGTTCCATCTATTATGCTTTGGAACATGTTATCTAACCCATCTGCAAAAGTATCTTGTAGTTTTCCTGCTACAGAATTTGCTCTTGTATATTCAGCAGATTGAGCTTTAAGAACGTCTAGCTGACGAGTCAAATTATTAAGCTTTCTTTCATCTATTTCCTCCCCTTGTCTCTGTCTTAATATTAATAGTTCCTGTTCCTTTAACTTCTCTGTCTCTAAAGCCTTGATTTGTTCAGTGTAATCTTTCTCTCTTAACTTTTCCTTCGCAAAAGTAGCAAGTTCATTTTTTCTACTACCGTATGAAGCTATTCCTGCAGCTAAGTTAGATCTAGTGTCTAAGACATCTTTTTGATCTTTGATGATTTTTGCTGCTGCAAGTACTCTGGCATTGACAAACTCTGACGCGTTATCGTTACTCCCCAGTGCTCCCTCTGATAGTCCTAGTTTATCTTCAATTACTTTATAATATCCAGGTTTATCTCCAGCTTTTCTAGCCTCATCTAAATTGACTTTTAAGTTTTTTAATTGTTTGTTTAAAGTGTCAAAAGCTGTAGGTTTATACCCATCACCTATAGTAGCTAAAGTATCTTTGACTTCTTTTGCAGCTTCATTGACATTGTACAGTCCTTCTCCTTTTGCCGCTGTTTTTTTACTTGCATTATTAAGTTTTTGTAATACTTTTAAAAGTGCGTCGCCTTTGAAATCTTTTGTTAATATCCCTGATAAATATTTATCTAAGTCTTCGATATCTGAATCACTAAATCCACCAAACTGAGCTGCAGTTGCTCTAGTTACAAATGCATTAAAATCAGCCATCGCGCCACCGGGAGAAGATAAACTTTTAAATGAATTTATTAAGTCAGGTGTTAATTTATTTAGCCCGTCTAATGCTGTAAGTTGAGATATGATCTGTCCTGAAAGAGTTGCAGCTTCTTCGGAGTTTAACTTTTCAGAAGTAGTTGTACCACCTCTCCCACCATAGCTAACTTTTTCTCTATAAGTAGCTACCATAGTGTCTCCTCCTAGTCCATTTATTAAATTATAAGTTTGTAGTAGACTTTTATTTAATTTTCCTATATTGTTTATTGCTCCTGAAGCAAATTCTTCTCCAATACCTTTAGAGATTCTATTAATTTCTTGTAGTTTTTCGGCTGAAGCATCTAGAATTGCTTTTATTTTTATTCTCTCTTCTTTTTCCTCTTTTGTTACAAAAAGTAAGTCATATAAAAATTTAATTATAAATCCTGCTGTAAAGATAAAGAAAGCTGCATTTATTATAGCACCTAAACCTGCGAAAACTGGCCCTAGTCTTGTTGCTATCTTACCCACACCTGCTAAAGCACCCTGTGCTAGAGTTGCGGGAAGAATAATACCTGCTGATATTCCAGATGCTACTGCTTTTGTACCTGTTATTAAACGAGTTGTCATTTTTAACGAAGAAGCTTCAATAGCTCTATGAACTCCAACTATATGTGCTAACTCTCCTGAGGTTAGTTTTTTAACAGCTGCTACTCTTGCAGTTTCGTAATTAATTAATAATTGTAGAGATTTTTTCTTTGAAGTAACAGACTGCATGTTATTAAATCTTTCTGCAGCACCTAGTTTTTTAAGTATTGCTTGAGTTTTTGCTAGTCTAAGTTTATCTGTAGCTACAATATCTGCTGCGTTACCTTTAAAAGCCAGTGCAGCTTTTCTGAAATTTGCAATTGAAGCATCTGCTGCTAGTTTTGATTTTACAGCATACCCATCCAATGCAGCAGTTATATTTTTTAAAGCTGGAAAAGCTGATTTTGTAATAGATACTGCAAACCCTAAAAATATTGTAGCTGCAGCTCCTGTATTAACAGCTAAAAATTCTGCTACATATTCTAAGGGGCCGATGAAAGCGGTTAACCCTTTTATAATATCTGAGAAAGCTACTTGTAGTCTAGAAAAAGAGTTTAGCGCTCCGTCTGCTCCATCTTCAAAAGCAGAAAAGTTATTACCTAGCTGTCTACTAACTTCTTCAAATACAGCAGCCCTTCTTTGACTAATTGTAAGTTTTGATGCTACTAAATCATTTGCTTGAGCATACTTTCGAGTAGCATCATCAATTCTTAATATAATACCTAATTCGTCTAGTAGTTCTGGTTCTGCTTTTGTTACACCTCTTAAAAGACGATTAAATGAATCTGTTAAATCTCTGCCAAGAGCTACAGAAGCTAGCTTGGCTCCTTTACCTAATTGTATTATTTGTTCTCCGCTAAATCCAGCTGCCGTTGCTATCTGTGCTTGTTGAGCTGCATTACGAAAATCAAGCATACCGCCTGTAGCTGCTCTTAAATCAGAAACTATGCCCTTCATTGCAATACCAGTAGCATTTCCAAATATCTCCATACCTTTTGTTTGGTTTTTAATATTTGCAGCTTCTTCAAGCCCTCTAAATAAAGCTCCGATAGCAAATAGAGAAGCCGCGAGAGTAGCATATGCAGGTACGAGACCTCCATTGATACCTTGTGCCATTTTTGAAAAGTTTTTACTACTGCCGGAAGAAGCCTGTGCAGCCCCTTTTAATCTACGGTCAGCAGTTTGTGCAGAAGTCCCTACCTTATCTAATTGTTGAGAAGCCCCTTTAGCTTTTTTGCCAAGAATTTTTAATTGACCTTTGTCATCAATTACTAACTTTCCTACTACCTTAAAATCTGCCATTGTTTATCTTTTTAAATTCGCCGAATTAATTCCGGGACCTTTTGCCTTGTTTTGAGAGGCTTTTCGTTTTCTATCAATCTTTTTATTTATAACTTCGCTATTTTTTGCTTCTATTTGTTTTATCCAAAAAACGGTATTTCTTTTATCATCAACTTCATGTACATCTAATAAAGTACCGAGTGCTGCCATATCTTTTCCAAAATATGAACCACTCATTCCATCCCATCTATCTGGTAATAAGTCGTGCAATAAAAAAGCCACCTGAACTTCAGGAGGAAAATCTCCCATAGTCGGTGGCATTTCGGCAGGGTCAGGCTCTATACCTTTTTGTTCGCATATGTCTAAATATGTGTCCAGAGGTAATTGTCCTTCCTTATATTGTTTATCTAATAAACCAAGTACTAGTTCTACTTGGTCTTCGTAAAATTTTCTAAGTCGCCTGTAACTTCAGTTACCCAAGTGTCAAAGTCTCCTGCATTCTTCATCAGAGTCTCTGCATTGTCTTGGGAAAATTCTAATTCATCTTCAGGGTCTAAGCTGCTGATATCCACCAATAGAAGCTCTTCTAAGTAAGAATACTTTAAGCCTTTCCACCCTTTGATTACTGCTTTTACATATTCGACTAAAAATTTATCTTCGTCTAGTTGGTCATCAAAAGCTCTAGTTTTTCTATTAAACTTTTGTGATAAACAACGATTTCTTAATTTAATTAGTTCTTCTCTTGCGAGATAGCATAAATCTACAGTAAATCCGCTCATACCTGGGTAATCTACAGTTACTGTTTTACTTGGAGTTAATAAACTCGATAGTGATACGTTTTGTTTTTGTTCTGTCATTCTTTTTTTCCTATAAAAGAGGGAGGGACTTTGCCCTCCCCGTTAATTTAATTATTAAGTTACTGTAGGTCCTACAAACTCCATTGTTACTTCGTCTGTTCCGTCTACTGATGTAGGTAGAGCATGGAAAGTAGTTTCCAAACTTACGATATCATCAATTGAGTGTGTCGGTACTTCTAAGTGACAAGTTGGTAAAGTTACTGTAACTCTTGGATTGTTACCTGTTCCACCAATTACAAATACTAAATTGAAGTCATTTGTTACTACTGAAGTAGATTCAATGATGTCTTCAAATAAGTCTGCACTTGAAGCTCCTGTTGCTGGAGTATTTAAGTAACAAGTAAAACTACCTGATACATTTCTTGTTCCTGTTACATGACCTAAAGGTTGATTCACAATCCCTAAAGTTTCAGGTGTTAGGAAACTAATATTATTACCAATAGTAATGTTTCCGCCTGTCAGTGTTAAACTATAAGCAGTTTGAATGTCCCCAGCTGCAGTTGCTGTAACTGCTAAATCTGTTAATCTGTTTCTTATAAAGTTATTTGTATCAGCTGCTGCTGTTCCTTCAGTAATTGTTGCTGCAGGCATTGAACTAGCTTCAGTTATTATTTGACCAAAACCGGACCAGTTTGCTGTTGCAATTCCGTCAATATCAAAATCAATTGAAACTTCATTTACTACACAATCTGTAATTTGATAAATAGTTGGGTTTGTTTTACCGCTACCCATTTCAAATGTAAGTGTAAAAGTATCTAAAGCAGTTTTATTAGAATTAGCAAAACTTAAATCAGCTCCGTTAGCATCTGGGGCAGTAAACCCTGCTCCTGTTGCTCCAACAGCTGCTGAGCCTGCTAATGCATTCCATAATGCTTCTTCTACTACATGCGAAAATGCTGATGAGTGTTCTCCGCCTGTTCCACCACCGCCTGATGTAAAAGGTCTAATATATGTTTGAAAAGACCATTCTGCAGGGGCGTAAGAATCGGTAAACATTTGTCTAGCTCTTCTACTTACACCTGCGGTTGTAGCCATTTCATTGAGTGTTACCTCTGTTGTGTTTGTAGCCTGAGAAAAACTAAATCCATCTAAAACTGGTATGTTATACACTGCTGATCCTGAATCAGAAAGATGAACTTTGGTATCTCGACTAAAATAAAATGTATCTGCCATTTTAATTTCTCCTTTGTTAATGAAAAGAGCGTTGGCTAAACTTTAGTTTGCCGGGGCTGTTTTCTAGTATTGGACGGTAGTAATTATTTCTCCGATTCCAAGCGGGTCTAAAACTCCTTCGTCCGTATCTATACTAAGAATTGAGGTTTGAATTGTACAACGTACATTACCTAAATTATCAGTATAATTTATTGGGTTATTTGTTTCAATCACTGTTTCAACATCTTCCATCAATCTTTCTAATGCCTCTACAGGATCCTCCTCATTTACGTAGCAACGAAAAGTTAAAGTTAAATACCTAAACTTTTCTCCTGCTCCTAAATATTCTCTAGTTTCGCTTCCTGCATTAATATGTATTGCGGGAAACTCTTCTATCTCGTCCCAAAATTTTAATCTGGGTTCTACATTTGAAACTGAACTTAAAAAATGTCCTGTTCCATTTATAGTAAGTAGTTTTTGAACATAGGCATCAACGATAGCACTTCTTCGCGTTGTGTAATCTCTTGTTGCCATTATATTCTCCTAACTTTTATAAATCTATTGCCTGTTAATTTTGTGGCTATCTCTCGTACAGACTCTCCAATGATTTTTCTTGGGTCTCTGAATGTTCCTCCCATAGCTCCTCCAGGTTCAAAGGTTGAGTAGGGGTCTTTCATATAAGTATACTCTGCTTCAACCCCGCCTCTTGGTCCAACAAGTACGTTTGTTACTTGTGCTGACCTTCTAAATCTTCCAGTTCTATTTCTTAATGCTGGAGGATTCATTCTTTCTAATATTTCTTCCGGTAATGCTGCGTTTATCAACTCTTTTAATGCTAAAGGGTTTGCTCCTGGGTTTGCTACTCTTTGTGTTGATCTTGACGACTTAGCTTTAGTTCCTGTTTGAGTTCTTGTTTTTGGTTTAGTTTTTCTTGTTTTTACTTTTTTTCTTGTTTTCTTTTTATAATCTGATAAAACATCATGCCCTAACACTACTAAACCTGGATTCTTTTTTAGAGTTTTTTGCATAGAAGTTACAACTTGTTTTGTAACTTGAGCTTTCATTCTCTTTTTACCTTGTGGACTACTTGTATAGTCACCTTGAGTAATTCTTCCAGCACTTAATTCATCTCTAACAGCTTTTCTGACTGCTCTTAAGTATTTTGCTCCAACTCCACTAGAAGAGTCAGAAGCCATATCCATTGTACTGGCGAAATGAGCATCCTGTATTTTCATAGCTCCGTATATTATAAACTCGTCTTTAAATCTTGCTACATCGCCTTGGGTATCTGCGTCTATATCAATATCTACCTCAAAGTCCGCGTACATCATATCTTTTAAAGCTGTTACAGAAACTTTTTGAATCAATTCTGCATTTTCTACACCTTTTTTAAGAAGGTCACTTCCTGCTTTGGCTGAGTTCATATCCGTTAAAGCAGTTTGACCTAATGACACTCCACTAACTGTTGTAGTTGGAGTATTGATCCCTTCTCCATGTGCAAACTGTAAATGGTCTCCTAGATAATTTCTATTCTTACTACCTTGTTTTTGTCTTCTATGTCCTAAAGTTGTCAAATACTTTACTATTCTTTTTTCTGTCTGCTCTCTAACATAGGCTATTCTATTTAATCCTGTATTACCAGGATTTGTAACTAAATTATAATAGCTTGCTTCTAATATTACTCCTTGTTGTCTTTTACTTCCTTTCATATCTGCTTTTAAATCTGCATAATATGCTCCAGCTTTAAAATCTCTATCTACAAGGTTTTTCTTCACTCTAGATTTTCCTATAGTTGTATGAAAGTAATCTACAAATTCCGTTATTTTCCCGCCTTCTAAATGTACTTCGGGCATTTCTTCTTTTACAAACGCTTCGATTGCTTTATAAGTCCATTTTGGGTCTAATTGAAATTCATGTACGTATGTTTGGTTATATAAATCTCTACGTCCCTGGGCTTTTATGTGAGCTCTATCTATTAACTGCTCCCAGTATTTTAGTGCCATTAGATAATAACTCTATATAAATCAAGTACTCTTTTTATATGGTCGGGGAAGTCTGTATTGTCCCTAACTCCTGAAGTTCCTTGATTCTGCAATGTTGCTCCTGCTATTGTTCTTCTTTCTTTATGTTCGTCTTTGAGATAATAAGTAACTAAGTCAAATAATCCTAATTTCAAGTCTGCTGGTGTGGAGGCATATCCTGCTTTGTACTCTATCTGTACGCTCCCGACACCGTTTGCCCAATATTTTTCGTTTCCAGAATCCGTTGTACGGATAATTGAATCGCTGGCAATATCCACGTAATATTCATAATTACCTGTGGTTAGAGTTTGATAAGCTTCTCCATAAGTTGATCTTTCTTTTACTGATTCAACGCTTACCAAAGGGCTCTCACTTATAATAATAGTACTAGTATATTTGTCCTTGATTGTAAAAGTTTCTGTTTTTGCAGAAGAGAAGTAATCAATAA